GTATAACACAAGCCCAAGGTTTAATCTTATTCTTAACCAAGGCAGGATAGGAATGTTTAACGGCTATAACTTTAGCTTTGGGATTATCCTTGATGGTTTTTCTGAGTTCATCATAATCTGTGTATGGTCCTGCTGAAACAAGGATAGCTGTCTCTCTATGGGCAGGATGTTTGTCTACCCATTTATCCTTGGGTATGAGATCCATATTTGTTTTAATATTATCTCTGATGTAATCTTTGGGTACACAGTCCCTTGGATGGACAACAATAGGTACTCGTTTAAGCTCATCAGGACAGGCTTTCAGATCAGGATCATGCAGGAACAGACAGAGATGTGTATGACCACCCCCTGATACCTTGTCTCCTGAAGGTAGTACATACTTTCTGGTTGTTGACTTCTCATCAAAGTTTGTCCAACCATCTTTCGTAGTCTTCTGTTCTTCTACTTTCTTTGTCAGAACAGCATCAAAGACTTCCTTGCTTCCCTGATATCTTTCGGGAGGTAAGCCATCATCATCATCCTTGGTAAAGTAATGATCAAGGACAACAACAGGAACATTCTTTAATAGATTATATTCATGGTCAACAGTCTTGAAACTATTACCACTTCCTATCATGGCAAAATCTACTTCATCTAGGTAATTAGATTTAAGAGTATCCCTGACATTCCCTTTATATAGTTCAAAGGTAAAGGTTTTCTTGTCTCTGGTTTTACAGACTTCAGCAAACTCTTCTAGTCTTTTTTCTACGGCCTTCAAAGTATTATGAGGTTTAACATTAAACTCTTCTTCATCAGATTCAATAGTAGCATCTTCGAATAAATCATAACCTATATAATGGACTGCATGTACATGTTCAAAAGAAGCAAGAGCCATTTCAATAGCCCGTCCACCATTCCATGTACCTGTTTCCAGTATAGTTTGTTTAGGTTTATAAAATCTTATAACATCAGCTAGTTGTTTATATCTATTAGGTAGAATATCGGGAGATGTTTTTGTATCTGATAATTCAACAACACGTTTACCATCTTCATCCCTTAGAGCAACATTTGTACTCCCTTGAAGGTGTAAGAATAATTCAGGGATAGCAGAATTATCTTTGTCAATTTCATGAGTTCTCATACCATGAGCATCATAGATTGTTCTTAGTCTGTTTAGAATGAAACCATCTTTCCATTCTCTATAGTTTAAAAATTCCCCAGAGATATAGGCTCCCCTTAGATCACCAAGGAGATCAACAGGAGTTTGTCTAGATAGATTAAAACCTTGGAAGAAGTGATCATCCTCACTCAGGCATAGCATGTCACAGTTATCTCTCTGTTCTGGCATCATGTTATATAGATCTTTTACCCAGAGTCTTCTTCGACTAATAACATCAGCATCCAGCCAGAATAGCCAACCATCATTATGATTGAAAGCACATTCAGTCAAGGCCATAACCTTTGGCATAAACTTGATAGCATCTATCGTATCGTTATAAGGAAGGATACCTCCTTCAGTACCGTCATGTGTAGAAAACTGTTCGAGAAAGTTTTTATAATCTTCAACTTCTGCTAGATTATGATAATGTATGTTCTTAGCTTGAGGAAGAGAGTAGTTTGTTAGATCCAGATCATAATAATAACAATGAAGCTCAATAGATTTTTCCCAGTTCTTATAGATAAAATTTATAAGATGGGAAGAAAAATTCTGTAGGTATGTTTCATTAAAGCAGGTAACAACTTTTATATCAGACATGGAGATCCTCTATCAATCCATTCATGGAAAGCCATGAGTAATCGCTGTTCCATTCAGCAGCATACTGACCATCAATATCCCTTTGGCATTTCCATTCTTTAAACCAAGGACCGCCCGTAGTAAAGTGTACATTCTTGGCCTCTAGCTTTGGATCTGAATGACCATCCAGCCAGTTCCATTCTTCGTTGATGGTTCCTATGTCAGCTTCTTTATCAGGCAACCATTGAAACCTATGCAACCATGTCCCTGGTTTTTCATTAACATCTATTACTGACAGACTTTCATGGTAAGGATGGGCACAATTAAATAACATCAAGCTAGACCAATTCTTTCTAGGATACTGTGCCTGTTTCCTACCATCCATTTTATATTCTTCTTCAGGATTATAGTTGTGCTTAACACAGTAGAGGGGATAGAAATCAAGCCTGTGTTCCTCAAACAGTTCTGTTATATCTGTTCTTAGATACATATCACAATCCATATACAAGGCCCAACCCTGATACATATTCAAGGCAGGTACAAGGAACCTTGTGAAACTAAACTCAGTAGAGAAAGGTCTTTCATCTACTCTATCTATATACTGACCATTCTCTGAAACATCGTACTCTCTCCAGTATAATCTCATACGTTCAAGGATGTCCCTGCGAAGGGGTTTAATATCTACAGTTTTAGTGGAAATTCTTTCAATGGAAAATTTAAGAACATCATAGGCTATTTTTTCTTTGGGATCATATCCTACATAGATTGTATTAATAGTGTGTTTTGTCACCATATCTCCTAAATAAAATTAAACAAACAAAGAGACAGTAAAATAAATTACTTCTCTTGATTAAATTATTTTGAAGTTATGGAGCTTTGGTGGTCATTTTTACGTGCGACAAACACGATACCTAATGCTCTGGCCTCGATAGTACAGACCCGCTATCTTCAATTATACTAATTAACTTTTTAGTTTTCTATTATATATTATACACTAATGTTCTATTTATGTCAAGCCTTTTTTAAAAAGATAAAGAAATATATTTCTCTATGTTAGAGAGTATTCCTGTTCTTTGGTGTATAACAATTAAAACAACCATTGTTATATACAATAATATTGTAAAGACATAGATTGTTTTCCAGATTGGTTCAGGAAAAATCCAGGGAGAAATAGCTCCAATTAAAATTAAAGCTAAAAGAATTATCATGTACCGCATACTCCTGAAGAAGTAGATAGCTCACAGATATCGTGTGTCTGTATGTTATCTTCAAATTCTTCACCTAGTTTTTCTTTAGCCTCTTCATAAGGTACGGCTGTCAGGGGTTGACCTCCTCTACACCCATCAGGGAAACAGGTAAAGCCTCTAAGTCGATGGGCATACTTGGCTAGTGTCTCAGCAAAAGGTTCTACTAGATCTTCATTGTTATCTTCAGTACCCCACTGAGGTAGGTTAATTGTACTAGAGATAGACATATCTACATACTCCTGTACATTAGCTTGGAAGTTAAGCCTACGTTCGTAATCCTTTATCAGATCAAGGGCTGACTCAATACTCTCAGGCTTGATGTCATACAGATCTATCATCTCTTGAGCAGCACTGTCGATAACATACTGATAATGCCAACGCCTGTTCTTCAGGTATCTTCTTTTGTAGGAGACAGCAAAGATGGGTTCAACACCAGTGGAGGTTCCAGCAAGAATACCGATGGTTCCTGTTGGAGCAACTGCTCGTACAGCCACAGGTCTGGATATAGATAGTTCTTCTGCAAATTCCTTGGCTGTTTTATCTGACTCTGCCTCATAGACCTTGAGCCATCTGTGCAGTAGAGGAGTTGTTTCATACTTGTGTCCTCGTTGGATAAGCCACTCATGCAAACCCATAAGACCCAACCCCAATCTCCTGTTCTTTTCCCTGACCAGACTAACCTTGTTGTAAGGGAGCTTGGCTCGTAGTGTTCCACAGAGGAGGAACTTGGTGGCAAGGTGGACAACCTCTTGCAACTGATCTGTGTCAGCAATACGAGCAAAGTTAAGGCTACCCAGATTACACACATCGCTATCATCTTCAGATGTAACCTCCGTACAAGCGTTACGCAATGTCTCCTTTTCCTTCTCGAAGAAATTGAAACTGAAGCCTGGTTCAGCAGTGCTAAGTGCCTGACGTACATTAGTCCTAAAGACATCCCCTACATCTCCTTCTTTCCAATAATTTAAAAGCCATTCAGTATCATAGTTAACACTGATGTTTGTCATGTCCAGTGGGGCAGGGAAATCAAAGTCATCCTGTTTAATATCAAAGATTGTCTGACCCGTTGAGCCTACAGGCATGTCCTTCCAGTTCTTAGCTTCAAGAAACTTAAAAATATCTCCATGCTTCCAGTTCAGGCTGGCATAGATAGCTGACCGTCTACTCCCACCTTGCATAACCCGTCTGCCAATCTCATTGATCATCATCATCTTGGGTATGGGACCACTACTAATTCCACCTGTACTTCTCAGTGTCTGGCCTTCAGGTCTGTAGGTGCTGTAGTCACATCCGATACCACCACCTGTCATCAGGCAGGACTCAGACTTCCAAGAGAGGTTAGCCCAATCTTCACGGCTATCTTCTTCTGCTCTGAGTAGGTAACAGTTGTTAAAAAACTTCTTGTCCCTTCCTGCATAGTAAAGGTAACGGCCTCCTGGAATAAATCTCAGGTTGGAGATGTGATCTATGAGTTGTTCCTTCTCATCTCTGGTTAGTTTTTCCTGACAGACATCTTCTACCAGTGTACAGGAAAGCTCATGAAAAGTCTCTGCTTCTTTATGGGAATATTTAGTATAGAATATATCTTCACTGAATTTAGATCTGAATTGTGGATTACGGTTAGACTTAAACATGAGTTCCCCTCCTATTTGTTTTTGTTATAGACAAGTTGAAGGATGAGTTCAGCATAGTGAATAACCTTCTCTATATCCTTGGCTCCTTCTGATTTAGTACGATGTCTTGTTATATACTTAACGATGTTCCCTTCCAAAAAGTCCAGCTTGTTAGCACAGATATATTCAACAGGTTGGATCTTACAATTCTTATAATGATCACCACCAATCTGCTTTTTCAATGGCTCTTCTTCTGTTAGAGCCTCTCTTATTTCCCTGTCTTCTCTAATACTTTTTATAATAAAATCATCTCTATCTTCAGCCATAATATTATCCTAACAATGTGGTAATTTTTTTTCTGATATAAACAAGGTTGTCTGAATTAACTACATGATGGGCAAATTTTCTAACATACTCTGGAGAGAGTCCAGCATAATCACAGACGAGTTCAAAATTTTCGCAGGTGACACCTATAGATGTGAACAACCAAGCTTGTGCCTGATCTCGATACACCCTGATCTCACTTTCTTCTCCTTTCTTTGTTGCATCTAGAATAGCCTGTAATATTACGGAAAGATATAAGGATTTGTGAGGGCTTTTCCTACTCTGTTCATAGAGTTCTTCTATAGCATCAGTTAATATTTTCATACATTAAATTTCTTCCTGTACTGGTCTATAAAACTTACCCCCTACATAGTTATTATAGTAGGCTGGCTCGTCCGTTCCCTCTAGTCTTTCTGTAAGTACTTTAAATTTCATCTGATAGTAACACTCGTAATATTTTAGACTTCTTTTGTTTTTAAATTCCCCTATAATCCTGAACCTAAAACTTTTCTTTCCTAACTTTTCTATATCTTCCAGCAAGTACTTAGAAGATCCCATGTATATCTTCCAATTAGACTCTCTAAATTTCTTTCCCTTCTTGTAATTCCAGTATTGCTTGCAGCCAATATAAGCTTTCTTTGTTTTTCTATTGGTAATGATGTAGACAAAACCGAAACTATTCCTAGTATCGGGTTCATGTTTGTATTTCCAATGCATTACCAGTTGATTACTTCTGGAACCTCTGGTTCTTTATGTACCTGTACAAGATACTTTTTACTTCTTGCATAATTAAAAACCCGAATGCCCTTACCTTGGTTAACATCAGCCCAACACACACGCTTATGTCTACAATAAATACAACCAATAGGAAGCCGATAGTTACCAGACTTACCATCAGCAAGAGGACTGTAACATCTATCGGGTATCTTATCTGATGATACAGTTTTTTTAAGATGTTTAACCCGGCTGCTGGCATTGATCATCTCCATTGCATGAACAGGAGATAAACATATTTCACCTGTTGATTTATCTATGGCCAGGAAAGCGGCCTTGTCTACACCATTGGCTTCCGCATAGGCAGATATCTGGGCTATATATCCAAAGGGATCATCTTCTAAAAGATTATTAGATTTAAACTTATCAAAGCTCCTGCCAGAGGAGGACTTACAATCCACCAAGACACCATCAATCATGGCATCCTGATGTCCCTTTATCCCTTCTATCTCTACCTCTTTCTGTTGTGCTTCTACTTTATGTCCTGATATGGAAGCACATAGAAGAAGAAGCTCCTCCAGAATATAACCATATAAAAATTTTATCCTAGTGCTTGGGGTCAGGGATGTGTCTTCTCCTTTGGTATTTATATCATACCATAGCTGTCTATCAGGTTTCCCTATACCTGAAAGACGTAAAGAACTTCTCCCATTAGGTTTTCTATAGAGAAAATCTTTGATGTGAAGCTTTAGCATCTCACCAAAAGTATCTATTAGTTTATCCACCTCGTCCTCTTCTTTCTGAATAGGATCAAGATTAAATAAATTATAAATGTCTGCTACGAGTGTGTCTATTGTTTTCATTTGATAAAAAGATAAGGGTATCTGTATCAGATTTTCAAATCCATTCTCATGACTCTAAGAGAATACAGTCTGGAGGTCAATCTTAGTTTACAGATACCCTTCCTTCCCTAGATGGTGAATGCGGGTTCGTTATCTGTCTCTGGACTCTTATAAAAATCTCCCTTCTTTCCTTCATGGCTGGCGAATCCAGAAGCCTCCTCCTCTATTGTATACGCCTCTAATTTTACTACTTGGACAAGCTCTAGTTCAGAACCCATCCCACCTCTAGGACTTCGGGGAGAAACAAAGGGCTGGATCTTAACGCTTAAAACACTCCCATCTCCTATAGTCACGCCATTGGGTATAACAAAAGGATTATTAAAAGCATCTATCATTTTCATAGGCGGCTTATCCCATTGCTTACCATTCCCTTCTCCTGTTGTCTTACGTTTGGCCTGAAAGTATTCACCGTTAGGACGCCTTTCAATCCTCCCCTTACTTTCCTTTTCCGCTTTTAAAGCATCATCAACAACTTCGATGTGTGCTGCAAGGTTGGCATCCACAAGGGCTTTTTTATTTTTACCCTCAACCTTTAAGGTTACTTGCCACCTTTCTATGTCATAGTCAGTGTTCCGATAAGGCTCTAAAAGGTTAGCATAAAAACTCGTACAATTTTCTAAAAAAACAGCGTCTAATCTTGCCATAATATTTTTCTCCTTTATTTAAATCAGTAGAATTATACCACACTTTTAAATATGTGTCAACAACTTCAATGAGTATCTGCCCAAGTTTTTCCAACTTTATAATCACAGTCAAGGGCACAGTTCATCTCAAGAGTTTGTGTTGCTTGTTGGATAGCTTCTTTAGTTAACTCACCAAATCTTCTGGTGTCTTTATTAAGAACTTCAAATTGATATTCATCATGGACGGAAGCCACCAGCTTGGCATCAAGCCCTGCCTCTTCTATTTTATCTATGAGATGAACCAACCATTGCTTACAGACAATCGCTCCTGCTCCTTGTATAAGGGTATTCAGGGCTGCGTGTTCATGTCTGATGTGTAAGCGTCTATCGTCTAGTCCTAGTATAGTTCCTTCTTTGGCGGCTTGGTGGTGTACATCATCTCTTAATTTTTTTAGAGCTGGCATGTTGGATAAAAATCTTTTAATAAGGTTCTGACCTTTCCCAGCACTTCCACCTACTATCTTACCTATCTTGGCAGGGCCAGCCCCATACAAAAAAGCATAGATAAAAGTCTTGGCCTGATCTCTTGTCTTCAGTCCAGCCATTTTCTGATTTGCTGTGTGTACATCCCCACTAAGAACAGCGTCTGTAAACTTAGTGTCATCCATGTAGTGAGCCAGGCATCTTAACTCAAGGCCACTGGCATCTGTCCCTACCAGAGAATGTGTATCAGGGTTGGAGACAGTCCAAAGGCTTCTGCATTCCTTACCATAGGGGGAGTATACGGCTGGTACTTGAGCCATGTTAGGATTATTATGGGCCATTCTTCCAGTGATCGTTCTTAGTGTTAATACTTTACCTCTGACCCTATCATCTTCATCGCACTCTTTGAACCACCCTTTCAATAGCCCTGTCCTTTTCTGAAGCAGGAAGTAACGGTTAAACATTTCAGCTAGGCTCTTTAACTTGTCACTGCTTTTCTTATTTTTTATAATCTTATTCAGGACAGCTTCATTAATAATGATATTATCTTTCTCTGTTTTCTCTGTGGGTTCCCAACCTTCGGCCTTTAGTTTATCAGCAATCTGTTTCCTAGAGGCTATGTTAAATATAATTTCTTTTTTATTGCGTACCTTCCTGACCTTGCTGATAGTCTCTATTATTTCAGGAGGAAACAATACCTTTGATTTTTTTTCCAGAGAACTTTGCTCATCCTCCAGACGGGAATGTAAGATAGAAGCTTCCCTTACATTAAAAGCAAAACCATTTATCTGTTGTTGATCAATGATTGTTCTGACTCGACTCTCAAGGTCATAGGCTTTTTGAAAATCAATATTTTTTTCTTTCTCCAGGGTTAGGGCTAACTTATGTGTAAGCTCTACATCCCTCTTACAGTACTCAAGCATGTCTTCATTGTACTCACTGAACTCCTTGAACTCCCCCTTCTCAAACGATAACTTCTTTCCCCAAGCTTCCAGAGAATGTCCTTCCTCCCTTATGGGATTAAGAAGTTGGGACTCTAGGAGAGTGTCTCTAATCTGTGCTATCTTTATAGCAGATCCTGTTAATCTATTCAGGACAGGAGCATCAAAACTTATACCATTATGCATAATGAATTGTTTTAGATCTTTTCTCCTAGACCAAGAATTAAAATTTTTACATTCTTCTCCTACCCAAGTTAGTTCCTGCCCTGTCTTATAACTTCGGGCCACAATACAGTGTATTTGTGTGGCATCAAGCCCGTCTGTTTCAATGTCAAGAACAACCTTGGTCATAGCATGTCTACCAGTGAAGCTTCCTTCACAGGAATATGAAAGAACTTCTCCCCTTTGTTACCTGTATACCTATTCTTAGCTTCCTTAACGTCACAGGTTAATAAAGTCTTGGCGTTAATATGCCATGCCTTTTGACAATCGTTTCTAAAAATAATAAATGTGAAAGTATCTTCAGGACACTCCTTTGTCCATTTGTTTATAAGGCGTTGCTTTCTATGGGGAATCCTTATTTCTTCCCAGTGATCGGGCCACTCTCCTTTCCATGAATATTTAATCTCTACTTCATAGAGGTGTCTCTTTTCCTCAACAGATTTACAAATAATATCAAAGTCTTTTCTCTCTGTTGTATCCACCGTGATAAATTTTAGTGCCTTCAACCAACCAAGTGTAGCTGCCTTGGCATCACGGTCTGCAACTTGATATAAAACGGGATCAAATCTTTTTCGTACTGTCATAGCTATCTCCTCTAGGTTACTGCAAAAGGATTATCAACCTGTGTCATCCTGCCTGTGTTTCTATTATAGAATAACTGGCAAGCAATTCCTGTCTCTCCTGTATATCTGTTCTTTAGTATCCTAACAGTTGTTGTATGGGCTTCTGTGTCATCATCAGCCTGTTGATTTCTTTCCAAGGCAATCACACTATCACTGAGATGGGCAATAGAGGCTGATCCTCGAAGATGTGATAGGCTAACCTCTCTTCCTTCCTCATGTCCTCTATCCCCTGTAGGTCTGCGAAGATGACTAACAAGTAATAAAGCAATACCTGTTTCCTCCACTAGGGATCTAAGTTTAGTCATTAGAATATCAATAGATTTTCTTTCATCCCCCACATCTTCCTGCCCTGATACAAGTATACTCAGATGGTCTAGGAAAACCCACTTACAATCAAGAGCCTTTGCCATGAAGCGTACCCGTTCCAGTATTTCATCATTGGTAATAGAACCAAAGTGATCGAAGGCAAAGAACCTTTCTGTTCCTATTGTCTTGGCTTGCCATTCTTTCAACTGCTCCAAGGTGTAAGTATCTCTGACTTCTTTTATATAGAGTCTGGCGTTAGCTTCGACGCTCATAATGTTGAAGGCTGTATTCTTGATGCTCTCTTCCAGAGCCAAGACACCAATGTTATCCTTAACATTCAGCATCAGGTGATGCATTAACTCTCGCATAATACTACTCTTTCCCATGCCAGCCCCACTGGTGAAAGTAACAAGCTCCCCTGTCCTCATGCCATAGGTCTTTTCATTCATGTCAGGCCAAGGATAGAGACAGGTATCACAATAATTCTCATCATAAAGACTATCCCCCAGAGTATGTAGGTTAATAATACCAGCAGGGGTATAGGCTTTAGCTTGCCACCAGGCTTTGACAAACTTCTCTGATTGTCCTTTCTTTAGATATTCGTTAGGGTCTTTTAATTCAAGGGCTACGATCTTACATTTGTTAGGTTCAAAGAGGGAGGCTACTTTTTGTGCAGCTTCCTTACCTGCCGTGTCATTATCAAAACAGATAACGATAGTTTCAAACATATTAAGATACTCAAAGGACTGCTTGCAATTTTCTTCAGCACTAGTGGCCCCATTCTTTATAGATACTGAGGGATACTTAGACCCATGCATTTGATAAACAGACATGGCATCAACCTCACCCTCACAGAGAGAGATGTACTTGGCTTTCTGTTTAAATAACTGGTGTCCAAACAGACCCGCATCCCTTATATTACCCTCACTCCAGAACCTTTTTGTTGGTAAACCAGCCTTGGTGTTAACTTCACGAAACTTATTACATATAAAAGTACCTTCCATATTATAATATGGATAGATGTGATGGGTTATCGTGTTGCCACTGTTATTAACAAGTGTTTTATAAAATGAGGCTGTTTCTTTTTTTATCCCCCTATCTAAAAGTTCTCCTACTTCTCCCATGATTGGGGGGGAGTCGCTTTGGATAGGTACTTTTCTCGTTGACCGTAACTCTCTTTTGGGGAAGCTTGTCTTACAACTAAAACAGTAAGCACCCCCATCATCATAGGTATGTTTTGCATCACTCGATCCGCACCTTTCGCACGGGCCTTTCCCTCTTGGAAGTATTGACATTGGGTTTTCCTTTTCCGATACTGTAAATTTTAAAGGGGTCAGCATGTAGAGTATAGCATAATCCTATCCTATTATAAAGCTCTTCCTTGGCAGCTTTGGATGTAGGAAAACTATTAACTATGTTTTTTTCTCTACCACGATGACAAATTAAATTCCACATTAATCTTCCTCGAAAGTTTCCTGCCATAGGTCTGAAACAAAGTCCTCTTTGTCTTCCATGATCTCATTAATTTCCTGCTTGGCAAACCGTTTAGCATCCTTGTTGTCATAGCCTTCATCACGGTACTGCTGTACCAAGTCCCTAAATAAACTTTCTCTGTCTTTCTGCCATAAATTTTTAGTCATTATTTAACTCCACCCATTGTCCACGATTCTCTCCAGCCTGAGTAAGCCTGGATATATCTTGTTGTTGTTTCTTAATTGTATTGTTAGCTTCTTTAAGTAGCCTGTTTAATTTTATTATCTGCTTGCTCATTTGTTTTTCAATAGTATTCATTAGTGTAACCTGTCAATATGAATATTAGAATTTTGCATGTAATAATTATTCCATTCATTCTCTGATACAACATCATGTAAGAATGTTAAAGCTTCGCTCTTGGAGTCAAAGGTTAAACACTTTCCTGATGGCTCTGCCAAAACATCAAAAGAATTTATATCTTTTTTAAGATAAAGTCTTAGCTTATCTGTTGCTACAATTATAAAAGCTTTCATTTATTTTTCCCTGTAAAAAATATGTTTTCCTATGATAGCGGTTCGTTTCATTTGCCTTGCCCATAAGGGATGTACATAGGAAGCATGGTAATGGGTGGCCCCACGTACATGCCATAGTCGAACACCCTGCATGACTAGCAATGCTGCGTTAGTGGCTTCGAGGTCTTGGTAATCTTCAATGCTTTCACTCTTACCATCACACCAATAACTAAACTGACATGCGTTCCTAACAGGGTTACCTTTCCAGTACTTTCCTGCCCTGACTACCTTACATACAGAGTTGGGAAACCTAGAGCTTTCAACTCTTTTCATAATCACAGTACCTACAGCAAGCTGTCCTATAAAAGTTTCTCCTCTGGCTTCAAAGTAAATAGCCTCAGCCAAACATCTTTCATTGTCCTCAGCAAAGACAGGTGTACTAAGAACAGCAAGTAATAATATTATTTTTTTCATCATTCAAACCTGTGTTGTTCTACATATTTTTGTAGTTGCTTGCCCTTATTAGTTCTTATTTCTTCTAGCTTACAAATAGTTTTGGTTAGAAAGTCTAGTTGATTAATAATATCCATGTCAGACAGGGAGCCTATTACTACCATAGGTTTATCTTTAATAGAGTCAACTGTAATTGCGGGTACTTTTTCCATGTTAATATTCTTTCAATTAATAGAAGTCTTAGTTTTCTTGGCATAAATATGAGCAGGAAATTCTTCTTCTTCAAAGAGTGTTAGGTTATTACTTTCATTTATACCACCAATTAAATCTCTGTGAATATCATTATGATTTAATTCAGCCCAATAGATCTCTAGTGCTACTGTATCTTCCAGTGCTGTGAACATATGGGGTTCCCCTGCTGGTACAACACACATATCATCGTGATATAACTTGGTGATGTCTACCATTTGATGTTGGTCATATCCAGGTTGTATAATTTTACTAACCTCATGGACGTAGTTCTTCCATCGACTGATTTGTAAGACACCACTCAACACATAGAAGGCATTGATCTTAGATTGATGGGTATGCTTGGAGCAGTACCCACCTTCCTTTACTTTTATTCTATGGATCTCTATGGCTGGTGTCTGGAGTAGAGGTTGTGTATTCCCCCAGACTTTACCTTCAGTGACACTCATTTCTTTTCCCTCTCTTTAAGATCACGGATCAATCTACTTACAGCATACATACCTTTCTGTAGTTTTCTCCAATCAGAAAGGGTAGGATCACCTTCAGAGTCACGTATGTTTTGATTAGCTTGTCCCAAATATCCTACAGCTTTTTCTAGGTACTGTATGAGAGTAAGTTCTGTCCTATCCTCCCAAGACCACTCAAATGTTTCAGGTTTTTTCTTAGCCATCTTCTTTTTCTCCATGTCGTTTCAAAAACATTTTAACTTCTTCTTCAGTAGCTTCCTTTTTATAGTACCAATACAATCTATCGTGTACATATTCTTTTAATGAACTTACCTTCCATGTATTAATATACCTAAAGATAGCTTCACTTATTTTAGAAGTTCCTTTAATTCCCTCTGGAAAATCTTTAATCATTCAAACCTCTTTTGTTATAAGTATTAATACCATCTTCTACTAGCTGCCTATAGTCAATAACATAAGGACATAGATTATGTAGATCTTCTTCAAAGAAATTTGCTAAGTAATCTATTTGTTTCGAGGTAAGTTTAATTTTATTTTCTTCTTTCATTCTATAACCCCAGGTATATTTCTCAGTTGGCATATCTGTATCCTATGTTGCTGTTCTTTGGTGTAGTTCTTTAATTAAATCTATATGACTTTCTATGCTGTCCCAATCAGGAACCCAACTCCCATCATACAGCATATGCATATCTGTAATTAAAGAATTTTTTATTTCTTGACTTGTCAATTCTTGGAGATATTTATTTTTATTCATTGGTCATTACCTTTTAAAAATTCGATTGCAGTTATCACTATCCTCTAGGTTGAGCAGGAGAAGAGGGACTCGAACCCTCCAGTGACACCCTACTATCAGCTATATGCATTTCACTTTAAGCAAGGACGTTGTTTCCCTCCTTGTTCCTTTGAAACATATCTTCGGGCGTTGCATATCACTGAGTTCCGCTTTGCTTTCTCCTATATTATATTATATTATAGCATAGATTATAATATAGTACAATACATAAATTATATTATAATTAAAATTATAGAAACTAAAGAAAGAATAGATAATAATAAAATTAAAAGTTTATATTTTAACATTTATTTTTATTGTACCTCCTCGATATCAAGGAAACCATCGCCGTTACCTTCAATATCACGTAGTACCCACGCAATACGTTTCTGTTTTCCCTTGGTTAAAACTAAACCATAAAGCTCACATCCTGGAAAGCTTTCATCATCCATAGTTATACTTTGGACTGTGTATCCAACGATCTTGGAGTATTCCTTGGTGTATTCACCCATCACTCACCCTTTCCTTTTCTTAACCACTTTTTATAATCAGACCACCAAGATTTTTTGATAGGCTTCTGATACTGGAGGCTCTCAAACGATTGATCTTTGTCAACATACATTTCCAAGGTGTACTTTTCCTCCGTCGATGTAGCCGTACCATGTGAGTTATGCGTCAAGACCAACGTCACGAGTGAGAAGTCTGCAAAATTTTTATGCTTAACTTCTATGGATTTTACTTTGTAAAGATCTGTTTTTATACCCATCACTCACCATACCTTTCCGCTAATTTTTCATAGGCTCCAGCAACCTCAAGTGAAATTGTTGTTTCAGTATCACAGTCTGCACAATAGAAGTAAGAAACAGAATTAACTTGATACAATAACTCATTGAAACCGTTACACTTATTACACTTCGTATACTTCATCATCCCACCTGTATGATTGTCTTATTATATCTTCTTCCAGGATCAACTGTTGGTTAACGTCATCGACCACTTCGTATTCATCCAGTTCCTCTATGTCTTCTTTGTAAGGTTCGAAGATTACCTTCACGAGGGGTGCATAAAAAGCGTCATCAGAATTGTCGATAAAATTTTCGATGTCTTCGAGCGTATTAAACTGTGGTATCAGCATGTCACTCTCCATAGTTTCCGTTGATAAAATCTTCAAGTATTTCTGCATGGTTTTCGGTTTGTTTGTCCGTCATTTCTATAGCCTTGGACTCTGCTTTATCATAGTCTTTAATGTAAGACAAGGTTAATTTAAAATTTTCCTCAAACAATTTTTCCCATGCCATTTCAAGAAGCTGATCTTTTTCTAGACTACTCATTATAAAAACTCCTTGTTGCGTACAGTCCCAGCACACCTATAAATCCTACAAGCAGGTGTAATATGCTCATTGTGTTAAAGGCTGGTAGAATTATTATAATTCCTGTTGCTCCAATCATCAATGCCGTTAGTGAAAACCCCGTTAAAAAATTGATGTAAAGTTTTAACATCTTATTTCCCTTTCGATGTCGCTATTTATACCATGATTTAAATCAGAATGTCAATAAAAAATGCAGGGTTAATGCAATTAATCCACAGAAAGTACAAAGAAATAAATCATTTATTATTATTTTAATTCTGTTTAACATCAGGCTAACAATTTATATTTAAATCTGAAAAAGTTCTTGGGTTTAACTCAGCGACAGCTTTAACCCATTGTCTGAATGTGTAGCCCTGCTGATAGATCCCTACACCCCAGCCATTTTTATCTATTTCATAAGCATCCTGTAGCCTTTCGAGTTGACTAGTTCCTAAGTCCAGGGTGTATTCAATCTTGATTTTCATTTATATTATCCTCTCTTTTTAATTTAAATTTAAAAGTTTTTTTCTTATTAGGTACAACTCGTTTGCTAAAAATTTTATGGTATAAACTCTTGGCAAATGGGTTGTAAATTTTGGGTTTCTTTTTCCTGCTCATTTTAAAAGTATTAACGCTAGCATTATACTCTGAGTTGCGAAACCAAAGCTGTTTGAAATAATATATAGACAGTCCTTTTGTGCTATTGCTCGAACTAAAAAAGCGAGTAGACCTATCTGTAAAATTAAAACCATACTCAATGGCGGTAGGTTTGTTGACCATCCCACTAGGTGTGAAATTGTTGTGGGAAGCAACGCCGAATGAACTAAGATCATCCCAATGTAGCCTGTTATTTCTGTTATTTTTTTATTCATTTCTTTTTCCTTTCGTGCTTATCTTATAGCACATCTGTACTTAGCTGTCAACGATAACTCCATCAGCTTTTATTTTTTTAGCCTCACGAAAGGTGTCAGCGTAGCCCAGGATTTCATAAGCTGCTGATCCCCAAGTATAATAAGGGTTGTAATCTTTCCAAATTTTTATTCGATCTTGTTTTACAAAACGAACAACAATAAAATAGGGTTTAGACATATTAATTCTCCTATAATACATCGGTCAGGGTTGCTTTAATATATTTGTCACGTTCCAAAGTTAAACCCATTGGTCCTCTGACATTTTCCAGTTCGTTATTGTCAACTTTTAATATTAACTTGGCCGCTTGTAACCGTTCGTTTTCTTTTGGTGTGTTTAACCAAGCGTGTAATGATAAAGCTTTAATCATATTTTTTAATGCCCAACTAGGTTGATTTCCTGTAATTTTTTTAGCGTGTTTATATTTCATTTTGTATTTTTCTCCTTTAATCCTCTAACAATTTCAGCCACTACTTCGGTCGTCCAGTTATTTATTTTCTCTATTCTGAATTGATAGCCTTCCACAGTGTCATTAATTAACTTATTTATTTCAGCTTGTGCTTTTTCTCTAGTTGGGTAAGTGTCATTCTTGTTTAAAATGTCCCAACCATACCAAAATTTATGTTCAATTTGATATTTCATTTTCATTTTCCCTATTCTACCACAAAACCGGTCTTATCTTGCCGTGCTTTTCCTTTTGCATACAATGCCACCACTACACCTTGAGGTTCGGTAAATCTTATATCACTATTATCGCCATTAATGCAATCCATATTTAAAAACCTGGGAGGTATTTTGTCCTTATTTCTAAATACTACAGCTAACCGCATATTCAAGGCGATAGCCTTTTGAACATAAGGTTGAAAGTTTTTAACACCACTATAAGAGAATGTTAAATCATAAACCTTGTTGTTGGGTATAATTCTATTTGGAAGCTTGGTGTAATCGTAAAAATTAACATTATATTTATGGTGCATATCTTCCATAAATTCCCACAAATATAACTCCCAGCGTATATCACTGGTACCATTTAAACGTATTGCGGGGAGGTAATTTTCTTTTATTGATTTGATACAATGTTTTTCAATTTCATTTTTTAATTGTGCTAGAAATTGTTTTTGATATTGTTGAAAATAAAGTGTTTTTCTTAGTCTGGAAATTTGTACACCTTTCATTGCTCCACGCCCGGCAGTATTCAAACAAGGTTTATGACATTGTGCAATATCCGCCATTGGGCAAATATTAACGCCACTAATTTTATGAGGTATTAAATACAAAATACCAGTTTTAACGCCATATTCTAAACCTCTTATTGTTTTAGTGTCATTGTTAACACCAAGTAGTTTATCGGGAAACTTACTAAACCATTTTATATATTTGGGGTTAGTGTTAATTTGATTTTGCAATTCAACATTTAATTTTGATATATCATAAATAATCATTTTTCTATCCTTTCCATAATCATATTAAAAGTTTCTTCGTCTAAAGGCAATACACTGCCAAAGCCGCACCAGTCCTCCACAAATCCTTCTCCCGTTAGTTGCTCTAAAGCTTTTCTTAATTCTCCAAACATACCGCCAATATTATGAGAAGCATTTTGAGGGAGCCAGGTTGGTTTTTTCAGTCCTTTTTTATGGCTGTGAAAATAATCCCAGTCAGCTAAAGCCATTAAATCCAATATTTTATTTACTGTTGTAAGTAAGCTTATTTGTCTAGCCATTTCCTAAATCCTTTATATAAGTTGCGTTGCGAGTTTAATTTAAAACCGTAAACTAAACTCAACTACATAATAGTCAATAGTCAACAAAACGCAAGCTTTATTTTAAAAAATTGACGATTTA